GTGTTAGATGACCTTTTATTGTTTGACCCCTCAGAGACTACACGCGGCTTAGGTGATAATTTATGATTATCTCCGAAAGATATAGTCCGAACATCATGGCGACATGATGATTAACATAAAAAAGCATTTGTGGAACCAAAGGGTTAGCCTTGATACATTAGCACAGGGTCCTGCTGGACTTATTAATCTGTTTTATGCAGATGGTCAATTACCAAATCAAATTGACCCGCATTATGTACAGAAAACTGCTGCTTACAAGTATCTTGGCGTAACTGCGGTAATTACTGGGCCAATGCTTGCGTCAGGGAGATCCTATATGGATATTGAAGCTGAAATTGCCGAAAACCACTTAAGAGCTTTAATTCAAGCTGAAGAGTGGGCTGATTTTCATGGCAATAGCAGCGTTAACTCCTTGATGTATGATGGTTTTGACGTTCAATTAGTCACCAACGTGGTAGACAATGCTGGTGCAGCCTTAACAAGTACAGGTGTCACAATTCCTGCCTTTGATAAAATCATTAAATTGATTAGAAATCAGGGTGGTAATAGAGTTGATGGCATCTATTTGTCATATGGTTTGCAAAACATTGTTAACCAAATCGTGTCAACAGCGGCTAGGTATTTTATTAATTTAGATACCCCGAAAAACTTGTTGACTGCTGGTGACAATGTGACGACATACCAAAGCGCACTGGGTCCGATTCCAGTTATCGGTGACTTCTTCTGCAACCCTGCGTTGCCGTATCCGTATGATGCTTCGGGTTCTTCTGGACCGGCTGGTGCGGCAACCTCGGATGTTTACTTCCTGCGACATGATGGTCAGGGTGTAAACATGGCAGATCTCGTTTAGCAATACAAAAGGGACGAGAATAAATTGTGCTATATCGGGGAACGCTAAACCTATTTAGGCATGCCAATCCCGAGGTAATCCTTTACCTTGTTATATTGTGTATATATAATATTGGTAGAGGCGAATCCGTAGAGACTATACGCACAACATTTATAATTATTTATAAATGAAGAGATAGTCCGACCTGTATTGAAAAATACAGAGATAGACAGAAATGTTCTATCAGAATTAAGAATTAGTATATTCTTAATTAGTTAACAGTTTGCCAATTGGACGCACCGAACTTGCTAAAATTGCTGATACTGTACGTTTTTATATAAACGAATACACAGTGTTAGCAGTTAAAGCCGAACCCTGGTGCGGTATTCTCCAGAATGTTAGCGACCCGTTATAATTTAATCGGTAGTTAACATATCTTGAGGTCGTAGTCCTCTTCGTGGTTTACTTCTCAGCGACCAGGAGGAGGACGCGAGAAGTACGAACTCAGGATAGTTAATATTTTGATGGGTATTATTTTGACCCTATAAGTATTTATGGTATACAATTATTAAAATGTTCACAGAAGAAAAAGAAGAAAAAGTAGAAGTAAAAATAAATCATAATAAAGTACAATCTTTATTATGGAATGATGTTTTTCTTCCAACTAATAAATGGATTCAAATAAATGTATCTGATGCCCTGCGTTTAGCAAGAATTTATCCTGTTGAATTTACTATTCCCACCAAATCTTATAATCCCGAAACTTATATTAAAAATAAAATTTTTGGCCTTACAGGTGATGCGGATACTAAATCTGGGTATGGTAATTGTACCGTGAATTTGGTTACTTATAGCCTGGGGAAGGGTTATGATGTGCGTTGGATTGGTAAAAATAATTATTCTCCATTTTTTAGAAATTTAGCCCAGAAGCCCATACCATTAGATATTGCAATGGTATGGCACGAACAACCAAAATCTGATTGGTTAAAATCTCCTTTTGCTAAAAATATTGCTATTACTCCATTTGAAACCACAAGGATACCACGAAGTTGGGTTCCTCTTTTAAATACAATGGATGCTGTTTTTGTGCCTTGTAAACAAAATATACAAATGATGAAAGATAGTGGGGTGCGGGTGCCGATAGAGTTAATTAAATGGGGTGTAGACGAAACTAAATGGTATCCTGTTCAAAGAAATAATAAGGTATTTACATTTGGGACAATGGGAGCCTTAAGCCTTCGCAAGGGTACTGATATTTTAACTAAAGCATTTCAGTTAGCTTTTCCTAAAGATAAATTTAAGGATGTGCGATTAATAGCTAAAACAAGTTATTATCGTTATGATTTTTGGGAAAAAGACGATCCCAGAATTATTATTCAAATGACGCCAGTAGAAGAGAATGATTTATTAAACGATTTTGTTAAACAGGTAGATTGTTTTGTTTTTCCGACACGTGGTGAGGGTTTTGGTTTGCCACCATTAGAAATGATGGCAACTGGAGTGCCTGCTATTGTCACTAATTGGAGTGGACCAGCAGACTATATTAATGATGAGGTGGGATATCCTTTAAATGATTATAAAATGGTTCCCGCTGATTCTTTTACTAAAGATATTTATAAGGAAGACTGTGGTTATTGGGCAGAACCATCAGTTGACGAATTGGTGGAAAAGATGCGTTATTGTTATTATCATCCAGATGAAGTAAAGAAAAAGGGAGAAAAAGCAGCAGAATATGTTAAAAATAACTGGTTATGGAAGGATGTAATTACCTACTTCCATAACGCTCTTGATAAACATTTAAAGGTCGAAAATAATTCATCATCTACACTAATGGAAGCAGATAATATGCAAACACAAGAAGTACCCGCAGAAACGGTTGTTAAAGAAGTCCCGACAGAATTACCAGCAGAAGAACAAGCAGAAGTAGTACCCACTCCTACACAAGAATTTAATGTGGAGGGGGTAGATAACGATGCTGTGGTAGAAGAAGATGTGGAGCAGCCTGAAAGCGTGGAGCCAGAAATGTAAGTTTTAGGGTATTAAAAAATTGTGTGTTGGGGGGGTGGGTGGAAATATATATATGAGAGTTTTTGGTTTGAAAACTATAATTATGGCTCTTATATTTTTTATGTTTTTATTTTGGACTATAGTTTTAAGTGTTTTTTAAAAAAACTTAAACGGCTATTTTTTAGGGTATAATAATATTAATGGCAAACCCAATTATTCCATCTGGTTATTTTCCCACAGGAAAGCCTGGTAGCGCTAATACACCCACTGGCGCTCCTAAGGCTGTAGCTACCGACCATCCTTATATTACTAAAGATTATTTTCTTAATTCTCCCGAAGCGAGTTCTCTTAATATCACCGTAAATAGTCCTGTTTACACGAGTGGGTATTTAGACCAAATTATTTTACAGGCCAGTGCTTATATTAATCGTTATTGCCGAAGATATTTTGACACGCAAACTATTGACGAGACAATGACTGGGTTTACAGTTCGTCCGTTTAATCCCCAGTTAGTGACTGTGCCACTCCAAAATGCACCATATCAACATATTAATGCTGTTTATATTGAAGTTTTACGCTGGTTTATTCCTATTGATATAACATCAAGTGCAGCCCAACTGCAAGATTTTTGGGATTATGGGTATTATAAAATTGTTCCCCTACTTTCTACAGCTGGTAGTGGAGTGGGTAGTCCATTGCCTGCCGAAATTTTACAACGAGTTCCTTTGGGTGTTCTTTGGACTAATTATACATTTGGGTTTGGGTATCCCTTAAATGGACTTACTGATTTTTCTAATCCGAGTGGGGATTTAAAAACTTATCAAGCTCCATATGGTTATCGTTTATGGGCACCCAGTGAACCGATTAATGTTTATGTTAATGGTACAAAAAAGGTTGTAGGTACAGATTATAACATAACTGATTACGCAAATGGGATTGTTGTTTTTACTAATGCTCTTCAGAATACTGATGTGGTAACAGCCGATGTAACTACCAACGAGGCGGTGCCCTTAGACATTAAATATGCTACCGTGTTATTGGTGGCAGATTATTTTGGTCGTGGACAACAAAATCCAGCTGGTTTTAATAATGTGAGTATGTTGGGCTATTCCGTAACTTTTAGTGATAATATCTTAGCACGAGTGAATAAAATTCTAGATCCATATGTAAGACATCATATAACTATCTTATAAATTTATGATTGCAGGTATTTATACAGATGTTATTAATGTTTTAAGACGACCAGATGCTGATACAGCATCACGAGATGTTTTAAATAATCCAGATTATGGTGTACCGACAAGCTGGCCAGTTGTATATTCTAATATTAATGTTCGCTTGCAATTTAGCGGTAAGGAATTGATTTTTGCTCCTACAGGTGAACTCGTTCTACCAGAAGGAGTTTTATATATTGATAAACAATATCTTGTGCAACCAATGGATCATATTGTAACTGTTCAAACGCCCGGCTATCCTGCTGGTATAGAATATGTTATTTTATCCGTTGTTCCAGCCTTTTATGGCAACGGTTTAATAGATCATTATGAATGTCGGTTCCAGCTTGCAACAATGATTTAATAATTTTTTATGTATAATAAAAGTATGGAAATTAATAAACAAAGTTTAATAGCAGCGTTATTTAATTTCAGGCAAGAACTCAAGGATTTTAATATTCCCCAAGATAAGATGATAAATTTTATGCAAAAATTCAAGGATGCTTACGAAAGAAGTGGGGATTATGATTTAGCTTTAAGTGAAGTTTTTGATGATGTAATGCAATATGTAAATCGTCATCAACCGCTGTATTCAAAATCATACTTTCGTTCTTTTTGGACAAGTAAAAATGGCGGTAGAA